ATCGGTTACATCACCTTTTGCTCTAAAGATAGGAATAAGTTTATCTAAGATACCTTCGTTTTTGTAGTTGTGTTTGAATCTCCAAAACTTAACTCCATCGTTTTCATTATCTCTGTCGATAAGTTTAACAATGTAAAATTTACGAGGTTTGTATTGTTTTGCAAGTTCTTTGTCGGCATCTCTACCAGTTGACATAAGTTCTTCATATACTTCTGTAAGTGGAGAACGCTCATTATCATTTTTACCTGGGTCATAGAACTTTTGCCATTTACCATCTACTTGGATTTCGTGAAACCACACCTCTTTGAAAGGTGAGCTTCCATCTGTAGTTGGAAGGATTCTTAATCTTTTTTGTCCTTGTTTTTCATTGTCCTTAAGAAGAGCTGCGAAGTATTTCTTCATTCTCTCATCTTGAGACATTTTGTTGGTATTGCTACCTGATTTTTGTGATTGTTCGTACTGAGCTAAAATAGCATCTAATGGGTTTGTCGCCATAATGTTTAAAAAGTTTTTTGTTAAGAAATATTATACACAATAGTAAGTGTCAGCCGTGGGTTTGTCAAATTAAGTTCTAATATATTTTTTTGAATTTACTCATATCATCTTCAGGTGTCATTTCATCTTCTCCGAAATTTCTAAAACTTCTTTTGATGTCACTTGGTGAATAACTTTCAACTTCGTCTGGAGTTAAAACATATTCATTTTTACCTGTCATTTCCATCTCTTCTTCTTTGTCTTCAAAGAATTGACTTAATTTTTGATTAAAAGGACCTGAATCTAAAGTTCTCAGTTCCAATTTTTCTTCAGGTGTTTTAGTTCTATATTTTTCAATTTTAGTTTCAATATTATTCAATTTTTCAATAATACCATCCATAGCAGAAAGTTTACTTTCTAAGTCGTTTAAATGGTTGAAAAGATTTTCAAAGTATTCATCTTGTTTTTCTTCCACAGATTTCTGACTTTTTACTAAATCAGTTACCTCAACTTTCTTAGAGTTTTCGTCTTCAACTTTTTCAACATCAGGGTCTGCTTCAGTATCCACCGGTGTTGCAGGAACATCACTTGTTGTTGGTGCTGTAGGAGGAGGTGGTAACATAGCACCAGTATCACCAGGTGGTGGAGGTGGTGTTGCCCCACCTACTGGTGGTACATCTCCTGCTGGGGGAGGTGGTGGTGGAACATCTTGTTCCATAATATAGTTATTTATTTCCTTGTATCTACTAAGTTCATTTAAAATCTTGTGGTCGATTCGCATTTTTCTATCCGTTTAATAGTTGTTTTATCCCAGTTTGTGTTTCCACTTGGATTCTTTTATTTGTTCTCATTGTATTGTCAACTCTTTCTATTAGACCATCTTTCATTCTAACAACATAACATTCACCAGTATCTAAATCACAAACTTGTTTAGTACCATCACCTAAATCTTTTTCAGTTGTTTTTGTATTTTTACCTAAGTAACTATCTAAAATTAATTTTACGCTCATAATAATTTTATTTATAAATATCACTATATTGCATTAAATGCTTGTATACCTTTACCAATAATTAAAAGTTGTGCGTCAAAAGTATCTGTTTGATTTTTAATACTTTCCCACTCTCTTTTACCTAAACTGATGTCAACATTAGAGTTGATGTATGTAAATTCAAAGACATTAGTAGGTGTTGTCCCTTTCAATTGATTAATTAATGGTGTCCACCTTTCAATGAAAAAATCAACCACTTTGTCCAAACTTGGGAATACAACTAAAAATAATGGATTTTGGTCACTTGAACAATAATATTCTTTTTTCGGAAAATATTTTGTGATTAATGGGTCACTCCATCGAGCGGATCGAGTTAAAACAATGTTACCAAAATTATAACCTCTTGCTTCCAAGGATTGATTATATATCGAACTGAAATAGAACCAAGAGAAAACACACAAACGAATATTTTCATTTGCTGTTTTTTGTTTTAAAGTTTCTTTCAAAAACTTAAGTGTAATTGTAATTTTATCAGGACTGACTTGTCTGAAATCTTCGTAAGGTGCGCCAACTTGAAGTTCACGATTTGATAATGTTGATAAAGGTTTAATACCCTCCGTGATATACTTGATTGCTTGTTCTTCAAGTCTTGCCCCTCTTTGAATCTCAGCCTTTTGTTGTTTTATTTCATTTCTTCTTTGGTCTATAATATTTCTAACAAAGTTGTACTTCAAATTTTGTAAGTAATCATCAATTTTAGATAAAGCAGCTGTCGCTTGTCTTACACCCACAATGTCAGTACTGAATTCTCCCTGACTTATTGAATGGTTAACTTCTGTAATATAATATGCACCATAAAACATAGGAACATATCTTAAATTGAAATACATCGTTGGTTGAATAAGTGCATTTCCCATCATTGATATACTACAAGTATAACTTCTATTTTTGTATAGGTTATAAAGAGAAACACTTTGAGTAGTACCTTGGCGACCACCAGATTGGTTGGCCATATCATTCAATATTTGTAAAGATTCGGCAGTTGACAATCCATTTTCTTGACCCACTGTGAAACTTTTAAAGATTGATTGGTTCTGAATTCCAATATCAACATTGAATCCAACAACTCTATTTGACTTATCAAAATCTTTCTTTCCTGTCTGTTCCTCAACCAAAGGATTATCAGTTCTCCTTAAGTCAAAAGCATCATTTCTATATCTCCAATCAATGTTATTTATTGCTAATTGTTCACTAGGTTTACCAGGGAAAAAACATACCAATTTGGAACGAGATTCAGTGTAATCAACATTTGTAAATGTACCAAACAAAGAATTTGCGAATTCTAAAGAACCCTCAGTTTTAGGTTTAGGGTTCTTAACAGCATCTTGAACACCATAAAAATTTACATACGATGGTAAATTCATATAGACAAATCTGTTATCGTGAAGAATAGTTTTAATTAATCCCTCCATTGTATTTTCGGGACTTATAAAATCTAATAATTCAGAAAGTTTAAATAAATCAATAAGAATAATATCTCCGATGTTTCTACTTGCTCGGTCTAAAATTAAAATGTCTTCGAATAAAGTTCTATTTTTAAAGTCACCACCTGCAATCCATTTGTCGTTGAATGCTTTAAACATATCATACAACTCTATTTTTGTTTTTGGGGCATCCCTTATTTCAGAGTCAAGTTTTTCTAAAGTGATGTTTGTTATCGATTCGAGCTCGTTAGTTAATTTACCATTAATGTTGTCCAATATTTTTCCTATAAAATCTTCAATTTTTAACAAATAGTTAGTCATTGATTCAAAAAATATACCCTTACTTATACCTGTAGATGGATTTGGTACCTGTGGGTAATTTTCTTGTTCAGTATTTTGCGCTTGTTGTATATTAACAATATATTGGTTTTGATTTGGGTTTGTTGCCAAACTTCCATATATAATCAATATTATTTCATCAATTATAATCTGATAATTAGTTTGGAAACTTTTAGTTCCTTCAAAAGACACCTCACCATTTGGTGTTTTATACACACCCCACTTACTAGGTCCTGACACATATATGTTGATTGTAAAATTATCTCTTAGTGTTGCAACGGAAACTAAATTACCGATAGGTCCGACTGGTGGTGCAGGTTTCGGAATCGGATTAGTTTGAAATTGATTTAGTTTTTGTGTAGCATAAATCTTTATCATAGGGGCAAACAACTCAACATTTCTTTGAGTGAATGCAATATTTAAATCAACAAAAAAGTCAGTGATGTATGAACCATTATCTTTATATTGAAGTTCAGGTATTTCAGAAAATCCAACATAGGTTAATAAAGCTTTCCACGCTAAAGTATTTCTAGGGTCACTCCTTGAGGCACTCAAAGTTATATTTCCACCTTGGGTTGGTAGGGTATTTGGGGTTTGTAATGTGTATCTGTCAAACTCAAAACCATCTATTATCTGTAAATTAGAGAATGAATAAAATAACTTTTTGTCATAAGAAGATGGATTTCCGAACTTAAAAATAATATCATAATTAAGAAATCCTTGTATGTAATTATTAAACTCTGTGAGTTGTTTTTCTTGCAATAATTCAACCATTTTATCACCAGTGTCACCAGTGGTCACGGTAAGTACCATCATTTTTCTCATCAAGTACTGAAAATTCCTATATGAAGCTTCCACATCACCTACCTGATTACTTACAGCTAATTTATTTGATGTTTCAAATAAACTAG